ATAGTCTGCTTAATCCCTGCAGAGATTAGGTCACTAACACCTGCAATAGTACCAATCATACTGGTGCTAACTGTACGTTCTTCGACAGGTGCTACCACTTGTGCCCCAGCCCCTTGCGGGGCCGAGAGCTGCGTTGCTTGTACGCCGAACTCGGCCATATATTAGTTACCTTTCATATTACGAAGAGCTTCAATGTCTTCTATACGTTGCATGAGAAGCTGCTTTTGCTCATCACTGACAGGCATCTGTCGGATATTATCTTTCAGACTTGCACCATCAGGAAGGCCAACAGACCTCATCATCATAGACAACACTTGAGTATTGCGATCTTGTAGATCAATCATCAATTGTTCTTGGATGATTTTCTGAGCTGTAGGATCATCTTTATACTTACGAAGAGCGAAACTCGAAACCTTCGTAATAAATTTCACATCAGTATTACCGGATTGAAGTTGCGTCTGGTAATACCTCATCACTTCTTTGTAGACAGAGAGCACTTCTTCCTTGTGAGCTTTAGACATTTCAGCTGCTGCCTTAGAAGCCTGATACAGGTCTCGTTGATTAGCAGATGGGAATCCAAAAGCTTGCAAGTAGGCTTCGACTGGATGGGTTTTGCTGTCAATCAGCTTACCATGTTTGTCGTAAGTCTTACCTGTCTCCAATGCCAAATACGCTTTAACTGCGTTATTCCATCCAGAAGAAATCTTCAGGACTTCGTTAATAACAGCGATAGCTTCTTGCGGGGTTTCATCAATATCCTCTTGCATACCGAAGAAACGAGCCATAGAAGAAATAGCTTCTCGTGTACGTCCACCTTCTTTGAAGAATAGTTGACCAGCAGGGCTATTCATAATAACTTGGCTAGTACCACCTGTCAACATAGCGTGGAAGAACTCTCCCCAACCTGTGAGGTCATACGGAGCAAGCCCAGAAAAGTCAATGTTAATATCATCAGACTTGAAGAGCTTACGAAGAGCGTCGTTAAACAGCATACTCTCCATACCATACAAGACTACTTCTCGTTGTGTTGGGTTGTCTGGAAGAATGTCTCCACCCATTACAGAGCTAACAGCAGCAGCACCTGGAACACCCCAAAGCATTACATCAGCAGCAATCAATCTAGCTCGTGTAGCACGATCAAGACGACGATTAGTTGCTTGAAGGAAGGCTTTATGTGGAACCTGCATAAACTGCAGCACCATGCCAGCACTGTTTTGGTTATACGGCATGTCACCTGCGTGATTCATGTCATAGCTAATTGCTCGGATTTCAGAGACAGCTTCGTCACGAACAACAGGATCAAGCATGTTCTTGCCCATAGACTTATAACGGTCATAGACAGCAGCAGCATGTACCAAGTTGTTACCTGTTTCTCCAAGGTCAAAGCCAATACGACGCATGAAAGAGATAGGAGTTGTAACAGCTCGCATAACAGGATTTGTACTGTCAGCAGCTGTAAGTAATGTACCCCTCACCAAGTTCTGTTTATCAACAGCAGCAACTAAACCACTGTCATCCATAAACTTAGTGAACTCTTGAGCTTCTTTAGACAATGTACCAAGTGCTTCAGATTTAACGCCTAGATATTGACCAATCAGCTTTTCAACCCGTCCTGTAGCCCATCCTGTAGGGTTGTACGCAAATGTACGAACACCTTGGTGGGTTTGTACAATCCACTGACGAAGAGGGTTAGTTGCAATATATGCTGTAAAGACTGTCCCTTTGGTCAATCCAGTTGGGGTGGCTTCAGAAGCAATTAATGCAGCTCGTTCAGCTTTAGAATAACCCTTCTTACCGAGAAGATCAGCAATAGCCATGAATCCTGCTTTAAACACCTGATCCATACCATTGATATATCCGTTCTCCAAGTAGTGAATATATTCAAAAGTTGTACGTGCATCTGCAAGCTCTGATGTAAACTGTTCGCCTTTAGCACCAAGTTCTCCAGAAGAACTGGGGAATCGTTTACCACCAACTCCGTCAGAAGGAAGGAATCTACCGTATTGCTCCATGAATCGGGCTTTAGCAGCTTCCAACATAGGACGGTTGATTGTACGGCCAGCAATGCTACGTGCAGCATGGATAGCAGATTCAACTGGATTCTTGACATAACTGCCTTCACCCAACAGGTTCATACCTGTAGAATCTTCCAAGAGCTTTCCACGATGGCGTTGAGCAATACGACCAGAAGCAGAATTGATATCAAACCAATCGTCGCTGTCTGTACGCATAGCTCGATCATCAGCACGTACCACATACTGACTATCTGGATTTGTGCCTCGCATACGAGCAGCAAATGCTTCAGCTTCTTTCGTATCACCTGCTACAGCAACAGCACGGCGAATACCGTTAGCATCAATTTCATCAACAAAGCGAGGAGCTGTATATTGCAACTGGTAATAACCATTGCGATAGTTCAATACCTGATCTGTATCACGAATCTGACGAAGATATTCATCCCCGTTATTGCGAACAATGATGTGCTCAACTGTGTCGTCACCAAACTGTGTAGGACGACGGAGACGGGCAACTTTTCCACCTCGCTCATAAAGATCCTTAAGACCATCTGTTGCTGGTGTAATCACCATATCTAACGTAGGATCATAAACCTTTGTTACACCTTGGTAGCTTTCCAGCGGACGTGCAAACACATCTGCATTAGGAGTAATCAATCGTTGATACCCTTGACCATTCAGTGTACGAACCAAATCAAGATTTTCAAGATAGAAATGTCCATCCCAGTATTGACGCCAAGAACGAACAGCTTCAATCTGATCAGCACTAAAACCACGAGCCATTAAATCAGTTTGATCCAATGTCAGTTCACGTTGGTTAGCTTCACGAATATACTGATCAATCTGAATACGTTCTGCTTTCTTCAGACCCATGTACTTATCAGAAAACTGAGAAGCATAGGAAAGCAAAAGCTTTTCAAATGCAGCAGCTTTGTCTGAAGCAACTGTAGCAGCAGCTGTATAGATAGGATGCAACATAGAAGAAGCATCTTGAATCCAACGAGCAGCACTTCCATTATCACGATTCAGCTGAGGAATACGATCAAGGAAGTTACGCTTAACATCAAAGACATCCCAGTTAGTAATATCTGTCGGATCAATCTCCTGAGAGGTTTGAACTCGTACAAGATAGTTACCTTCCACATCCTTCACATCTTCCAGCTTGACCGGTACATGATCCAGACCTTGTTTCTTAAGGATTGTGACTTCCTCGGGTAGGATGCCTTGACCACGTAGAGCATACAGAGCTTGATCATACGCTTGTTGAGCGTTAGAGAAAGCACCATCTGGTGTTCCGTATACAGCGTCAATATCAATCATTCGACCATTAACTCGGAATCCACCCATGTTCTCTTGCATGGAAAGACCTTCAGCCGAACCAAACTCATTAACTTTATTAGCACGAGCTTGCGCTTTCTCAGCTTGTGTATATTCCAATGCACCAGAAGCAAAAGCTTGATCAACAATCTCTTGAGGAACATCCATGGAATGACGGAGATTACGTTGAATATCAACAGGCTTAGACATCACAGTGAGTGTTTCAGTCAGAGCTTGAGGGTATACATCACCAGCAATAGCTTCAGCCTTAGTCGTGCCATACAATGCTTCAGCCACAGTGTCGTTATCGCTTTTGTACACTGCTTCAAACAAACCACGTGCTTGTTCTGGATTTGTTTGCTGGATGATAGCTGCTGGGCTAGAAGGATTATGCGTATGTGTTACAGAACGAATCTCAATACGACGAACTAAATCTGCAATAGGAGTCAGTGCGCCAGGAGAATCAACTGCTGCTCGTGCAGCCTTAAGCTGTTCAATCTCTTTCTCAATAGCTGCAATACGTTGTGTAGCGCCAGCTGCTTGACGATTGGTTTCAATTGTCTGTTCAAGACGTTGAATACTTGCTGTAGTGGAAGCATTACGTTCTTTAACCTGTTTCTCTGCAAGACTAAGAGCTGTCTTATAGGAAACACCTTGGTTCTTCTGAATCTCTTTAGCCAGAGATTTAGTACCCGCCTCATCAATAAGCTGACCACGAAGGGAGTTGATCTCTTCTTGAGCTCCTCGGATTACACCACTTTCTGCTAGATTACTTGCTTCACCTAGTAAACCTGCTTTCTCGTCTTCCAGCTTCTGGATCATCCGATCTTGCTGTCCAACTAGTCCACCTTGGAATTCTTCAAAGGTTTGAGGGCGTACACCAAATACAGTTTCAGTAGGAGCAGTTTTAGAAGGGCCTGTAGCAGCCTCAGCTGCCTTACCCACATCTACCCCTTGGTCAACAGTTTTAGTGGCTGCCTTGGTCGTTTTAGCGGCTTTAGCACTACCTCGTACAAAGGCACCGAAACCGATAGCATCCAGAACAGTGGTGATGTTATCCAACCACTTCTCTGTATTAGAGTAATCGTTATCAGTTAGCAGGTCGTTAACCAACCCATATTGTGCAAACTGTTTCTCACTAGAGAGAACAACGCCTTCCACTTTAGAGATAGATTCCAGAAGTTGTTTCTGGAAAATAGCTCGTTCAGCAGGAGGAAGCAATTCCATCTTCTTACGTAGGTCTTCTTTCTTAGAACCTGGCATAAGATGCGTCTTAAGCACATCCCACAACGAAGTGGATTTACCTTTCTCCAAATCACTAGTGACTTGAGATAGATATGCTTGTGTACTGAAAGGAGCTACAGCTGCAACAATAGTTCCTGGAATGTTCTCTTTCTTCTTCCACGACAAAGAGGATACATGGGCATTAACAAGTCCCTGAACTTCTTTCTGTGTTTCGTAGATTTCACGAATAGCATCAGCTGCTGTGAGACGAGCTACTTCGTTATCTGCTGTCTCTCCTCGACTTGCTTGTGACAAGGCGTTTGTAGCAAGCTGGACAGTTGGCTCTTTTAAGAATTCATTCTTGTTGAAGTTATCAACAACTGCTTTCTTCTTCTCATAAGGAACAGATGGATCAGAAAGAATGGAAGTCATTGCTTTCATGTCCACATTGTGAGCGTTTTCTTGAGCTTTCTTTTGAAGCGTTTGAACTGTAGTATTAGAACCTGTTTCAGCTTCTGCCACCATCACTTGAAAATCTTCAATAGCTTTCTGTGGATCGCTGGCGAGAATGGCAGTAGAAGCTGCTCGTGTCTTGATTGCAGAGGACGGAGGAATTGTAGATGGAACAGGTTCTGGATTAAAAATTTGCAGTTCAGTAGGATCTGCTGATCCTGTCAAATCATCTGGATTCATTAACTGATTGCCTTTTTAGTTGCTTCAACACCACCCATGCTGGTGAAAATACTAGTACTCAGATTGAACATAGATGTTGCATCTTGTACCTTCAAACCTGCAAGATTAGCTTGTGTACCAAAATCAGCAGCTGTTTGACCTAAATCACTCATACGACCTGCAGCAGTGATTTGTCCCACATTAGTGCCAATGTTACTTGTGAGCTGTGTGCCAAGACCACCAATAGCACCGAATTCTGCAGAACTACCTGCAGCCCCTGTGTTCTGAGCAGATTGCATAATACGAGCACGACGTACACGAGCTTCACGAATTTGTTGACGACGCTCTGCAGTGGCAGAAGCTACATTAATAGCTTTTTGTTCAGATTGAACTTCTCGCTGAACCTCTGCTTGTTGAGCCATTGCAGCTGCTTGTTCTTTACGAGCTCCTTTGGCTTCAACATACGAAGCAGCTCCTACTACAGCAGCTGTAGCAGCGATAATTGTACTAACGGCAGCCATTCATATTATCCTTACTAAAAGAAAATTCTTTCAAAATATAGCCTCTTTTTTCGAGACTTTCAATACTCACAGGACTGTCAAACAAAAGACACATGTTTATGAAATCTGCAACTTCTTTACCCTTAGCATCAAAAGCTTTCAGGAGTAAATAGCCTGCACGAGTACGTCTAAATTCAGGGAGGACATACCAGAAAATCTCGGTTAAAGATTTTAAATCTGGATTAAATAAATTAGGAAGGAGCAATCCTCCGATTGCCCCTACACATTCGTCATCACATTTAGCAATAAATGCTGTACTGTCTTTCATGCCAAGTTTTGCAAGTTTAGTAAGTGACTCATGATTAATAAGTCTACTATCCTTAACTTCATCTTCAAGCATTCGCACAGCAGCAACATTAACAAACCAATCAATAGTGTTTTTGTTGAGAGGTTCGATTACAATTTTATGTGAACGAGTTTCCATTTAGAGCCAGGCTCCATCCAACAATTCGGCAGTCTTTGTTAGGTTCAGATTCAAAATATAAACTGAATGCCTTGCCACGACCCCGCATTTTATTACGAGAAGTTACAATCTCGAAACCTGTGTCGTAATCGTCATCAGGACCCGAAGGAGTGTATTGTTTACGATAACGATAAGCCTGAACCAAAGGGCTCCATTTATTTGATTGATACCCGTTAGCCCAATCCCACATTGTACGAATGTAACAACCAGATGGACTTAACGGATTCAATTCAGCATCTACACCACTTTCGGTACGACGGAAATGAATAGTCAAATAAGGAACTTGTTTATGGATAGACGAGTCGTCAGCAGTGTAATCACCAGTAACCAAATAAGCTTTGGCATCTACACCAATGTTATCAACTTGCTCCCAATCTTTGAAATAGGGATTGTTGTAATATCCAAATGTATATTTAGGCACTCCAGCAACCAATACTACGCAAAGATATCGTGTAGTTTGGAGACCTGCTTCACGACCAGAGCTAGGAACAACTATTTGATCCACACCAGCAAACACTTCTTCTTCATCAGCAAGAACAAGTGTATTGCCTGTTCCTGATTGGAAAGGAGTAGATCGGAAAGCACTAATTGCTTCCGCAGAGTTATCTGGTAGATTCATGATACGATTGACATAGAATGCATTGATCGTTAAATCAAGCACCAGTTCTTTCGTTTCAGAAGAGCTTGTAAATCTAGTACCTTCGTGATACACCCAGCGAATCTTCTTACCTACGGAATCATAAACACCAATTGCTTTTTCTTTAGCAGTATTGGAGATGCTTTCATAGAAAGTCTGAATGGTGGATTGTGTCAGGTTAGTAGCTGTGTATTCACCGAATTGATCCTTACCAACGGCATAAATACCGTCTTCAGACCAATATAGCGCACGGCTTGAATCTTCAACAACACAACGAGCACCTAAGGCGCCAAAAGAAGAAAGGCGAGTGGTTTTGAAGTTAGTAGCAGAAAAACCATAATCACTACCGCCAGATACAGACCATACGCCATTAGTGGCAATAACAATCAAGTGGCTAGAAAGGTTAACCAAACTAACAATACGATCCACACCTGATAGGCGGATAAATCCACCATCAGTTTCTACAACATCATTCGATTCACGAGAGGTTGGATCTCCTTCTTGATAACATTTTACAATGTCTGGAGAACTCTTAACCAATTGAGAAAAGAATACGTAGTTGGAGAGATCAGGGCTTCGTTTATCTCCACTGGTTACTGCACCATTAAAACCTGCATAGAATACACGTCCAGCAAACTCAGCTACGACTGTTGCTCCACCAGCAGAGTAATCTGCAGGAGCGGAGAAGGTAGCAAGAGAGAGCTGAGAGTATTTAGCTTTGTTAGCAACAACTGCCGCGCTACGAGATTCACCTCGACGAAGAACGTCAATAATGAAATAACCCTTAGGGGTAATTGTTGTGGCACCAATAACCTCTGTGTACAGGTTTGGATATACACGTTCAAAAGGAACCTGTCCAGTAGCCACAGGTTGATATTGCAAACCAGGCCATACTGTTTCAGAATTACTAGGATATACGCCTAATGAACCTTGATACAGAGATACAGGATCAGAGAGTGCATCACTACTGTTCTTACGTGGAATACCCCACGATTGGTTATACAGGTTGTAATTATGGGCAGCGCTTAGTGATGAAGAACGATATGTTGTATCTGTCTCACCTGTACCGCTTTCTTCTACACCCCATACATCCCGTGTCTTGAGTGCTTGATAGGAAGCTGTAAACGAAGAACCTGTGTATTCAACAACACACACTGTATCAACACCAGCTGCAACAATCAGCTTACCATCCACACTAGCGAATGAATAAGCAACACTTACAGGGAACGAAGATAGAGTGACAGTGCCTACATAACCGCTTGTTGAAAGAGAGCTTGTCTGCAGATTGAAGAAGGTTAATACTTGATCTGTTTGCAGAACCAAGAACACTGTTCCTGAATCACTCTTTACGTTCTTCCATTCAAACGTAACAGGGTCTTGTAACAGAAGCTGACTCACACTGATAGGGAGATTTCTCAGAGTAGCTTCTGATTCGTAATCGAGACCTAATCGACGGTCACGTGTACCATCTCGATTAAGCTGAAAGTTTTCTTCATCAGATGATGCTTCAGGAGGAAAGTTTACAGGACTTGCTTCTGTAATAAGACCTTTGATGAAGTTCTTAAATTCAACCTTGATTGATTTCTTTGGCATTGTTCTTTTCCTTCACAGGCTTCAAATCAAGATATTTATCAACATCTTGTTTAGCCACAGTTGGTGATGTGTACATGCCAGAAAGTACATCAGGGATTTTACCTCCTTTACCATCTGTTACAACAATGTAAGCTGTAGGAATGGTTTTATGAGGCTTAATTTGATAACCTTTATAGATGACCATTAACGTCGTCCTTTGCGACCAAAATTAGCATATGTCACACCTCCTTCAGCACGCCATGCTTTACGAGAGAGCCAACGCTGTTGTCGGCCTGCTTTTTGTTCTGCTTTCTGATTAGCCATTTGTTTAACAGCCAAAAAAGCTGTACTCTTTGCTTCTTCTAGAAGAGCAGGGAATGCATCAACAGGAAGATCAGGGATGGCTTCGTTTGTTCGTACCCAAACAGGTACCAAATACGCCAAGCATTGTGACTTGCTGCTGAGAAGCGTATCATTAACTGTACTATCGTAAGAATCTGTCACCAAGTACGTATCATCAAAAGAAGTCCAGTATTGTGGATGTGTATTGTTGATGATATTAAGTTTAGTGCCGCTGAAGTCTGTTACGATAGATAGGTTGCCAGTGCTATTAGTACGAGAAGAAATATAACGGAGGAAAGCATCTGGTTCTTTATATTTTAACTCAACGAATCGTGGTTCGGAGTCTGTACCAGTATTGTAGCTAATGGTGACAAGCTCTTTAAGATTGTCAGGGAGCTTCAGATAATTCGGTTTAGACAGAGAACCAGACGACTCAAGCTGAATAAGTTTACGAGTATGTGGCCAATTACGATTGCCTAAAATCTCGTAGTAGCATGTTTTGATAATCTGAGCAACTTGCTGAGCTTCAATGGTGTCATCTAACCCATTAACCTCATCAGCATCAAGATCGTTCAGAATATCTTGCACCATTTCAAGCAGAGTCATCTTCATATTAAGCTGCCTTAATTAGGTTCATTGTCAAGTTGAAGTTTTCAAACACAACGTTGCCTGTTGTATCAGATGCAATCATCAACTGAATATAGTCGTTAGCGGAGAGGGAGAGATAATCAAACGCAATCAATGTACCATAGTCACCGTTGGAGTTTGACTTAACTGCCACTTTCATTGTACCAACTGTTGTTCCGTTAATACGAAACTTCATAGCCACTTTAGCTGTATTAGAAGGAAACAACGAAATGTTACCCCATGCAGCAAGTTCATATACACCCGCTGTAACTGCTGTAAGTTTGTTAGTATCGAATGTTACACCGTTAGAGATAGAACTAGCAAACGGAGCACCAGGTCCTGTCAATAGGACATACTGAGAGCCGGTGTTTAGCGTAGGATCAGCAACTGCTGTAACAGGGAATGGAACAGCATTATTGACGATGGACATATTAGCATATGCCGAATCCACGACAAGCTTAAATCCATTATCCCCTGTTGTAAGGATACGACGATTTGCATTACCACTATCCCCTGCTAAACCTTTTAATGTTTCTGATCCTACCTTTTTCCACGAGCCAGACCCGCTACCGTTAGCAAAATACGCAGTGTTGGCCGTAGCACTAGCTACACCTTTGGACTCGTGCAATTCAGCATCAGGAATGTTCTTATGTTGAATAGCTATTTTGGGTTCCTCTTTCTTTTTAAGAAGTAGAAAAAGAAAAAGGGAGCATGAGCCCCCTTTAAGATGTGCTTAATTAGGCTTTGGCCTTGTTGAAGTATTCAAGCACGAGAACAGCCTTACCAGCTGTTGTCGAAGTGGGGGATGTGCCGCCCATATCAACAGCAACTTTAGCAGCAGCTGTAGTGCCAGTAGCCGAGCTGAAAGCCCAAGTACCAGCGCCTGTCGAAGCAGGAGTCTTGGTGCCGACAGCTTCCATTTCAGCTTCGGTCAGCACGATACCATTAGTACCGATGGAGCCGTTAGCACCAACGCGCACTGTAGGAGATGTACCACCCAGAGCAAAAGCTTCATCAACACGCAGAGTAGCGCTCTTGAATTGAGCACCTTTCGGAACCACCACCGGAGGAACGAAACCATCATTCAGGGATTTACCTGTCAGGGTCACGCTCAGGGTGAATGTAGAGTTGTAGCCGTGCTCCAGACCGACAGCGTTACCAGTGTCACGCGAGCCGTAGTTTTGAGACACGCCAATACCAGCGTTATTCTTAAATGCCATTTTATTTATTCCTTATTCGGTAAGAAGAACCCCTTCGCTATGGAAGGGGCCATAATTTCTATCAGCTATTGACAGCGGAGGTAATCAGGATACCCAGGGTGTCAACACGCTGTGTACCGAAGCCCCAACGAGCCGAAGTCACGAACTCGTCACGGCGCAGGTCTTTATTGCGCTCACCTTCCACCTTAGGCATACGACGCCATGCAGCCATCAGAGGCTTGGTGTTGTCGTCAGCCACGCTCATGAACACGTTAGCAACAGCGTTAGACACGCTTGTGGTGCCATCAGAGAAGGTGCCTGTGTCCAGACGGTTAGAAGTGATGATGTTCCAGCCATACAGGTTCATCAAGAACTGGTGGTCACGATCAAAACCATTCTCCAGAATGCGTTGAGCAAACGGAGTAACATCACGACCGATAGAAACCAGCTTGTCCAGGGTAGCAGCAACCACAGGGTCAACCACAGCCACACGGCCAGCCATAGGCACGTTAGCCTTGTCGAAAGCCAGCTTCATAGAGATGAAATGGTTCAGAGACACAACGTTGTTGGTTTCAGCAGAAGCGATACGGTGGGCGAAACCGTTAACCAAGTTAGCGTTAGCATTGGTTTGCGAGGTGTTAGCCTTCTTCAGGAAACGGCTCTCGAAGATTTCTTGAATAGCACGAGTGGACTCGCTAGAACGAGCGCTCATCAGAGCTTCCACTTGCGAACCATCTTCACGCAGTTCGTCTGTAACGTACCAAGCATCGCCAACGTAGTCAGTGATTGTCAGGGTAACTTCACCAGATTCGATAGGTGTGTAGTCGAACGGAACTTCTTCAGCACCATCTTGGATGGTCACGGTACCAACGGTTTTGATGTGCAGCGTAGTGCCGGAACCGAAGTCAGACACGTTACGGTACATCACACCAGGCAGCAAACCATCTTGCAGGTTACGGAGGATGAAGGCGGAGTATTGTTCTGCTTCAATAAAAGCAGTAGAGTTGGCGCGATTTTGCGACATTATTTATTCCTTATTTGAAATGCTTGAAGTAAACTTTAGGGTCAGTAAGATCGTATGTAGAAAGACCCGACTTATGCAGTTCTTCCACCATCTTCTTGGCATTGACACTCTCTTCACGGAGGTCGTTAGTTGTTGCGCCAATCAGAGTGGGCTTATTGTTCTTACTGATAAACGAATCAACTTTAGGCTCCAAGCTGCCAGTATTAATGCCAGGGGTAGCAGGGGATGCATTAGGTTTAGCATCACCAATCCCCAAAAGGCGATAGGCAGCAGCAGGAGATTTAGCTGCAAGTTCATTAATCTCTTGAACCGACATACCAACTTCTTTGGCTTTGCCGTAGAATACTTCCTCTGCTTTGTCTCCGAACGATTGAGTGAGAGTAGAAACAACTTGAGAGAGATTCTGTTTGGCAATAGCTTCTTTCTGTTGATTTGACAGAGTGCTAGAGACTAGTTCAGCAATTTCCTCTTTAGACAACCCTGACGGTCCCGGTAAAGGAGGGTCAGCTGGTTTGTTATTCTGAGTGAGAGCTGCAAGAGTACGCTCAAGTTCTTCAATCTTAGAAGCAGAAGCTCTAGCAGCAGCAAGTTCTTGTTCTTGCTGACGGAGCTTATCGCTGAGCTGAGGAATGTAGTCTTGAGAGTGACGAAGAGCATTCAAAGCGTCTTCGACAGATTTGTACTTAGGCTCTCCACGGTCATTCTTAATCTGAGCAAGCAGGGTGGCAAGCTGATCATTAGAATTACCGGGTGGCGTATTGCTACCGCCAGATGGATTTACCGGGGTCGGCGTGTTTTGATTTGGGAAAATCGAGGTCGGGTCTGACACTGATTTAAATTCCTATACGTATAAAAATTGGCTGACTTACGTGGGCTCGAACCACGGACCGAACGGTTAACAGCCGTTAGCTCTACCAACTGAGCTATAAGTCAATGTTTTGGTGCCGGTTGTATGAATCGAACACACGACCTTTTCGTTACAAGGGAACTGCTCTACCAACTGAGCTAAACCGGCTTAGTACATAAGTATATTAGAAATAAATACTCACTCAATCCTTAATCGTTCACTTCGTTCACAGATTAAGATTAATACTAATATATACTATATATACTTACGGAGTATATTACCCCGAATTTTAATCTTTTTCGCCAGAATTTGAAGAAATTAATGAAATAACTTCGTAAATTGCTCGTTCGTATCCGATGTAATCGGCTTGAACGTATGCCCACGAAGGAGATTGATACGTTTCTTTCTGTCGTACTTCCCTTCGTAACGCATCAGTTTTCTGCGTTAAGATTGCCGCTAGGCGTTCTCTAAAGAAGGCTGAAGCCTTGTAGTCGGAGACTAGTTCTTCAGCTTTCTGTTTATCAAGACCTTTTGTTAGGACTGTTTTCATTGTACAGGCATTGACTGTTCAACCATCAAATCCTCGTTAGCTTGACCAGCAAGACGTTGTGTTTCTTGTTGTTCAAATACTGCAACGTTAGGACGAATAAGTTTGAAACGATTAATATTAAGAAGGTCTTCAACCATCTTAGCCAGTTCAATAGAACTAACATGAGCAGAGATTTGAGGCCAAATCTGCGTATTAGACAGTTGTGTAAGGTTTTGAACCATTTGCGCTTGAGAAGCGAAATGACGAGCACCAATAGGACGAAGAATGCCGGAGGCGGTAATATCGTCACGAGTGATTGTTACAAACTGTTTAACACCTAAATCATTATTCATGACACGGATAACGTCAGTTTGATCAAGGTTACGGCGTCCAGTTTCAAGCATTGCATTAAGGATGGGTTCCAAAAGCTCAATCTCGAATGTCGTAATCTTCTCTTGGAAAATACGACCAGCTGCGTTCTGGAGTTGTTGAATTTCAAACGCAGTCTTTTCACCAGCAGAACGAATACCCATAGCTTCACGAGGAGCTCCTGCGTATTGTTCCATTCGCATCTCAAGTTTATCAATACCTTGTTCTGCAGTGATCACCCATTGTACGTTACGAGCAAGTTCTGTAACACTACCGTTTTCGTCAATATGAATTTCTTCACCAGGTCCATAGTTGAACTTTTCTACTTCCCCCGCAATAACCAAGGGAGGAAGGACAGCCAAATCCATAGCATCGGCTTTGAGGTTTTCCAGATGGTCAATTCGGTATTGCATACCAACCAAATTCTCTAGAGGACCCATTGCCCACATGTTATCGGGCCTTGTACGCCATCCTACGTGGTAGATGGGTGCTACCCCTAGCCAACCAGGAATAGGCTCGTCCATGACCGTATACATGCGGTCTATGACGGTGATCTTACGACCAACCCTCACTGTACCTGTTTTCTGATCGTGAAGGTCACCATAAAACTCCAAGATTTCAACATAACCGCTTTGAAGATATTCGTGGTAATTACCAAAACCATCTACTTGAAGAGCATCAGATTTATCCATGTCTTCAACTCCATATGCGTTAGCATATGTAATCATTTCGTTACGTTTATTCAGTGCTTCACGAATGCTTGCACTATCTGGATTAGAATCAGCAAGTTGTTTCAAATAACCAACTGTCTTAACCGAACGTACAATCTTAAAAGAATCTCGGAATGTTTGAGACAGAGGATTGAATACAATATCCAAAGGACTAATACGACGCAGACGCGGGCCAATGTAGTTAACAAGGCGGGAACCTGTTTTATCAGTGCGATAGGAAGCTTCAAAATCAACAGTAGCGAACGAATTACCATAGTCGATGTAGTCATATAGGAGTTTACTAATTTCAGTCCTAAAATGGCTTTCACGGGTCTTGTTACCCATGTATGCTTCGATAGCTTCCGCTTTAGCTTTGATCCCATCGTCTTGACTATAACCTTCCCATTGAAGCCATTCATCGTTAGGAAAGAGAGCCGAGATGTAATTGGAATGAAGGTTGTCACGAATTTGGCACAGTTTAGGGAGTGTAGTGCTATTCTTCCAAGGAAGAGTTTTATTCGTAGTGGTTGTTGTATCTGTTGCAAATACATAATTACGCACTTCTTTCCACAAGTCTAGCTTAGGGCGACGTTGTGTATTAAAGATGTGCCACGTATGAGCAATGTATTTAGCAGCATCATCGCTGCCAAATTTTGTTGTAATTTCAAGAGGAGTTGATGCCATAAATTATCTGAATGCTACGCCACCGAAACGGCCATTAAAGGAAATAACATTGCTCCTTCCGTCGTCAATGTCTCTGGAGCGCTTGGGCTTAACTGCAATCTCTACAGCACAAGCAAGGGCATCTTTAATATCGTCATGGGCTGGACGAGCTAACACAAGCTCTTCTTCGAGCATGTCTGTGTACCCACCTTTAAAGTGCCAAATAGATTGATTTTCGTAACGGTGTTCAAGAGCAGCAGCAATACGCTCTGCTTTAGTTCCTTCGTTACGAGTAGGACGATGTTCGTCAATAGAGAGGGTCATCCCCTCTTCACGAAGTTTATCTTTCAAGTCACGGACAATAACTGCTTGAGCCACAGTTACTTCAGCCCGGAGCTTCTTGAATTCCCATTTTGCATGTAATGATGCAATACGATTGAAGTATTCTGCAATCTTATCGCTCTTAAACACTTCAATGTCTAGAACGTAAATGAGGTTGTCTTCGTCAACACCAATAACAACAATAGCTGTATTGTCAGACTTTTTGCTCAAGCTAAAAGCAAAGTCAATAGCAGCATATACGTTTAGGCGTTTACGTTTGAAATACCAAGACCCGTTCTCTTGTCGAATGAATTTCTTGTCGTAATATTGAAAACGGTTGCGGTCAATTCGATTGGAACCGGGATCATTTGGATCGTTATAATACTGAGCGTAAAACTGTACACGATCAGAATATTCAGCTCTTATCCGTGCTAATACCTGTGCATCGAATCCAAAGAACTTCTTATCTGCTCGCATTGCTTTGGGCCAAAGAAATAAACCGTCACGTTCGACAGCATATTCTTTAATCTCCCAGACAGGTTTACGACCTGTAATATCACCTTCCTCATTGAATACATCGTATTCTTGAGATTTCCAAGTAGCGTAAATATCAGAGGGATGGTATCGAGTTCCGCAAGCCATTGTGAAGCCACCAGCATTACGAATAGACGTAAACTGAGAAGACTTCTTCATAACTCCATCACGACCATCTTCAGTGTAAGCGTTCTCAGGAACCACCAAGTCGTCGGCAATAATAATGTCAGCGTGCCAGCCAGTTGTGTTAGTTGTCAACCCAGCAGTGGACACTGTTGCATCACGAATACCTTCTTGTTTACGTTTGAGGTGATCAATCGTAAACTTTCGTTGGCTCCACTTCTCTCTCTTACCTTCCTGAGGATTAATGAATTCGGGAAAATACCTTTGATAAGTACTACTTGCCAAGATGTTTTGAATAGCATAGAGTTGTGTCTCAGCTAATTCAGCAGTAGCAGAAACGTAGAGGATTGTAACCTCTGGATGCCGTGTAATAATCCAAGCTGCCCATGTAGCCACCATGTGACTCTTCAAATGAGCACGTGGGAGCATTATCAACTTGTTACTAGTTGAGTCCTCACCCATTCCATACAAGGAATATTCTTGCATCCACTTGAACAAATCCTTATGGATATCTCCGTAGACATATCCAGGATTGACCAAGCGAGCAAAGAAGAAGAGGTCGTTGATTGCGGTTTCACGAATCTGCTTAGCCTCTTCAGGCATCTTTTCTAATTTTAGGGCAGCTTGTTTACGCCAAACCTCGTCTTCACTTGCCATATTTAATTCTGTTTCTGTTGGAACATACGGACTACATCATCCCCATATTCACTATCAATACGAGCCATGATTTTCTTTTCATGCTCAACTTCTGCTTTGCTGGGACGGCCTGCAGCGCGTGTATTCCATCCACGGTCAGCTACCCATTTAGCTGCTTGGAAAGTGCCGTTACGAGCCTGTTTAATCGCTTCTAGGATGGCTTGTGAGCGAAGCTTTACCTCAAGCTCATCACGCCATTCATCAATGTGCTTACGCAAGACGCGGTTCTCACACATTCGTTGCCAATGTTTCCAGCCTAGCAAATTCTTACTGGCAAATTCATACTCAGTAGGATCTTCACATTCTAGGTAGACACGTTTAAGAGAAACGTAGTCTTTACCGTTATGGCTATGATCGATATCTTTAAGCGTAAACAACGCTTCATCACCATAGCCAAGTTCAAGAAAGAGAGATTGAGTACGATACTTGCCCATGCTGTCTAGCATGAGAGATCGTTTATCTTCCATTACCACTTAACCTTGTCGGCCCAATAAGCTGCAGACATTTTACCTTTGGCAATGTTCTTAGCGTGTCGAGCTTTAAATGCTTCGTTGCGTTTAGAGCCATCAGGAGAACCTTTAACTCCTTTTTGACCAAAACGAATAAGCTTTGTTTTGTCACCTTCTTTAGCCACAACAACATGGCTTTTCTTGGGGTGACCGGGTGTTGCTTTTGGTTTGTTATAACCAGATACGCCAGCACGAGCCAGCTTGGGATCTTTTTTAGTTGCCATTACATTAATTCAAAATGAGGACCATCGAAAAAGCTCTTGAAGTCTCCGCCCCAACGGATGTTGACATCAAGCTCTTTAGCTGCTTGTTTCATTGCTTTGGCAAGTTCAAAATACAAATGTTTGTCCCAAGAAACAACTCCATCCTTTAAAGCACCTAGATCAACAGCACGTCCAACTAGATGTTTGCTATTCATTGTCTGTGTAACCTTCTGAGCAAAAAGCTCTTTCTGGCGTTCTTGAGTTCGTAACCCCTCTAGTACCTTAAAGTCTACAGAAGTAAGCTCTATGGCCCGTTTAACCACGTTCACGAGGTTGTTATCTACACCGTCAAGCTTGCTAAGAGATTTCTGAGACAAAACATATGTCATTTACGACTCCACCCATTAACAATACGACTTCCGAAAAGAAAACCAAAAGCAATGTTTGCTGCTTCAAGAGCAATAGCTGCTACTTCAGGAGCAATACCTGGAACGTAGAAAGTACTGATGCCGCAAGCAATAACAGTGAGGGCACCAATATAACGAGCACTGGCTCGTAGATCAATCACCCACTGACTAGGTTGTCCAATAGGCGTATCAAGTTTAGCAAGGGCTTCTGTACGAGCAATCTCGCTTTGATCAAGTTTGATTTGTTCGTCAATGGTGGTAGGTTTTACACCACCAATCCATTTAGAAACCCCTTGCTTAAGAGCTTCAGCTCCAATAGGAATTAAAGCACCGAGAAGGGATTCTATAATCATTTATGACTCCAATATGCTGCAGCACCGGCTAAGAACGCTCCAATTACCATCAATGGCTTAGCCACTTTAGCTATCCATTCAAGGACAGTGAATGCTCCTTTAGCAGCATTAAATGCTGTAACAATATCTGCTGTATTGTTCTTTAATTCAGCTACAGCTTGTTCAACAACAAGAAGTCGGTCATAGATTTCTTTATGGCTTATTTCTTGTTGTTCCATTATGCAATCTCATCAGCAGGCAGCGGCTCGTTGCCCTCGGCCAGCCACTGCGAAGAAGACTTGGGGTACTTAGATTTCACAGCCAAACAATCTGCGATGTACTTGTCGATCTGCGCTTGGTCACCCTTGACAACGCCGTCGATGTAGTCGGCCATTGGCGGGTATTCCATGGCCCTCAGTTCCCGGTAGGTTGGCACGTACTCAGGTTGCACCGGCTCAGGCTCAGGCTGCGGAATTTCTCGATACTCCCAGCCGCCCGCGATGAAATGACGTGTCGAGCCTTCCACGTGGTCAGGTGGTGCCACGTTGGTGGCGTTGGCAGGAATGAGCCAGCGGCCCGGCTCCAAAGGGTCAGCATCGGCCACGCCTTCAGCTATAAATTTCCCGTCTTGATCGTGATGGTAGATTTTCATTTTTGTCGCCTTAGTACTTTATGCACGCTTGTAGCGCTACATTCCTTGGCCGGTTTTCATTTCCGTTTGATGTTCCGCCCGTTGCATTGCTTGAAAAAACAACAGTCGCCCCGCCTTGAGTTCCTCCGCTGATGATATTGTTACCATTCCATCCTGCTAGGTATGCTTGGGGCATTGAATGTGTATGGCTTCCCATTTGGTGGCTCTGCGCTGTACCAATACCACGCCCTGAATCCACACCGCGCCCATCGTCCAGGCTGCGCACAAATTCGCCGCGCAAATCTGGCACGTTAAAGGTGGTCAATCCATCCCCAGCCCCGTATGTGGTGCCGATGGCCAAGAACAGCGCTGCATAGGCCGTTCTCGAAATAGCTGCGCCGTTGGCCTTGAGCCATCCAGCCGGTAGGCTGTTCATTCCAACATACGCAATCGTGCCCGGTAGAATGGGGTTTGGTGCGTTAGTTAAATTGGCCGCGCTGATTGCACCAGCGGTATCTGCAATCACTCTCGCCAAATTTCGTGCGT